TTTGGAAAAACAGAGATGGAATATGCAGCAATGCGAATTTTGTCAATCGTATGCGATAAAGGGACATGGGATGTATCTTTGAGTCCACTTGATTTCGTAGAGGATGAATACGAATTAGAGGGGTTTTGCTTTTTAATCGGATATAACTGGCTGAAATTTGTAGATGGTTGTTCTGAGCATTTCAAAATAAGATCTGGATTTATAAAAAAGGTTATGGAAAAGAGGCAGGAAATATTTTTTGGGGAGGGTAGAGGATGACATTACAAATTGATACCGTAGAACAAACTTATGCAAATCTTGCTGCTTCCCTTACTAGTTTGGCATCATCGATTTTGACTTTGACGGAGACTGGGGGGACAGTTACCACTGATGGCACTGAGCAGGATATCTATCTCAACAATGCCCCCTCTGCCCTTTACTCTCCAAGAATGTTGAAGTTGGATTGTACCAATCATACGGCGGGTGAAACTATAGTAGTTCGGATTTATTATCGTGTTGAGTCCGGTGGGGCAATGGTTATGGAGATTGAGGACACACATGCGGGCGCGATAGATCCTTTGTTATTAAATATTGATCTTAAAGATAATCGGTATGGGGTTCAGATTACGATTGAGAAGACTGGTGGGGCGAACAGAGCCTACGAGTGGGAAATGACATATAAGATATGATTGCACGAAGCTACGATAAAGTTCCTGAGAATGATTCGATCTTACTGGATCTGCCTTATCGTGAAGGTTCAGGGATGGAAACCTTTGATCATGCGAAGCCTCATCATCGTCCGATAGGAATGCACGACCCTGGCACCGGTTCATTTATTTGGACTACTTTAGGCACAGGACTCATGGCATTGGAATTTGTCACAACAGGTGGTGGGGCAGTTGCCGGGGTTTATCTTGATGCCGCTGCTGCCGATACCGCCGATCTCGATTTTACTACAGGGGCTTTCAGCCTTGGTTGTTGGGTAAAGTGGACTTGGAATGGCTATTCTTCGATAGTGATAGGGCGATATGGAGTTGATCTTGATGGATGGGAGATTTATTTTGATATTAGCGGAGGGAGGAATACCCTTTCTCAAAGACACCATCATGCAAGCCTAACTCCGAATTTGAATAGCAAAGGGGGGTAGTATTTATCCTAAGCATTATCGGAATGGAGCTGAGTTGACAGTAGCTTATGAGACCTCTGGGATGCTTGATCCTGATACATGTAATCGTGATTTAGTGATAGGATGCCGATTTACTAAAGATGCCAACTGGTATAAGGGGTTGATGTATAGGCCGAGAATTTGGGATCGTTCCTTGCCCCCGCTGGAATGGCAAAATATGTTTGCAAGAGAACGTTCTTGGTTTGGAGTATAGGAAAGAAATGAAAAGAAGAGATTTTTTAAAGAAGTTTCCATTGTTAGTTGGGACAGTCGCCTTGGGGCCAACATTGGTAAAAGGGGCATTGAGTCAGTCACCTAAGCAACTAGATAAGCCTTTATTGGCTAAGAATGAGGGGGTTAGTCCTTCTGCTAGTCCTAGTAAGTCAATTGAAGAAGATGAAGAATGGTAAGGAATAATGATACTAAGGACTAAATATACTGAAATTCATTACGAGGAGGAAGAACTCCTTATTTGGTCTAGGAGGATTACCTATGGAAATCGACTTTTCAGAAAGCTTCCAGTTGAAGATAGAGTTGATAAATTGTTTGTGCGGGTGCAGACTCTTCTGGATTGCCCATCTATGAAGGGCCTCAAAATAAGACTACATCGTAGGGTTCACATGCTTCGCCCGAAAGGCTATTACTCTCACTATAATAAAACGGTACATCTATGCATTCGAGATGGGAAAAATAAAGTGTTAGCGCATGAGTTAGGGCATGCAGTGTTTGACAATTTTCTTGGAAGACGTGCTCCTGGTAAGATGGGTGAAATTATGGCTAAGTATGTGGCTGTGAGGATTTGAGATAAATTATGCCATTAATAGTTGATGCACAAGCCCAACCGATAACAGATACATGGATCAATACTAAAGAGTTGGTATCTGTAGCAGGTGGGGCTGTTACTGGTCGATCAATAACCTCTAAACTTCATGTTTCACCAGATGGAAATGGTACAGATGGGTCGACATGGGATAAGGCTTTTACAACAATTCAAGATGCCCTAGATGCGGCTAGTACAGATGCCAATGATTTGACCTTGATTCTCCTTGCTCCTATCGCCGGATTTTATGATATTGATGCGGTTGGCGATCCGACATGGGCAGGCAATTATGAAATTGTTGGGCCGCATAGATTATGGTCTCCAATTAAAAATTCAGATGGCGGCGCAACATCCGTAATGAAGTTCACGGGTAAAATATCACTTACAAACTTGGCGATATTTCAGGACAGCACTAATAATTGTGATGGTATTGTCTTCACAAATCATGGTTTTAGGATCAGAAAATGTGGGTTTAACTCTGAAGGGGTAAATGGGGCCGTGACCGCAATTCACATTGATGGTTCTGGTGGCATGACTCAGGGCGGAATTATAGATGACATTCAGGTAATTGGTCATGTTACCCATACCAAGGGGCTTCATATAGATAAATCTAGGGTTAATGAGTTTAGGCATATGCATCTTCACAAGTGCTTGACTGGAATTCATATTGATGATGCCCTTTCTGATTATAATCATTTTGAAGTTATTGATATCGGTGATTGTGCTACAGGCATAGATATTGATGCTGGAAATGAACATCTTTTTGATCATATTCTTTTTCATCATAATACCAATAATGTTCTTGATGATATCGGTGATTCCACATGGAATAATATAGGTGGTGAACTTGATGTAACCTTGGAACCTGATAATTTTACAGGGGTTACTGTTGCAACTGGTGGAGCTGGAGATGCATGGACCGCCGCCCCCGTTGAGATAAGGGCTGCACTAACAGCTACCAAGCCATTTAAGATTGTTGCCACGATTGTTGAAGCCAATGCCGCCGAAAAATTCAGAATACATTTAAGTGCTGATGGTGGCCTAACATGGTTTGATGATATCTCTATTGAAGGAGAAGTAAATGCACAAAAAAGATCAGCATCGGTTGCCCCAACTGCCACTGATCACATTTTTAATAAAGGGACACAAATAGTCGCCGAAGCCAAGTGCGAATCCGGTGGAAACAGTACGGTTGTCTGGTTGGAATTACAGGTGATATAATTGAAACATCTTCTTATTAAAAGTTGAAAACATGGAGCGAAATGGAGGGTGCTAGAAGATGGAGACTTATCAATGTGTAATGCTTGCAACAGTTGTTACAGGGAGTATTACTGCTTTTGTAGTTAAATTGTGGGATACTTATCAAATGGAAGGAAAATACAGAACTAACGATGCTGCGGAGGCCTGTATGAGAGCCCGGAAAGAATCTGAAGAAAGGATTTTTGTGGTTTTAGAAAAGATTTCTAAGAGATTGACTCTTGGAAATTTGGTTATGTCAGATATTGCTAATGGGAAAGGATTGCAGGAAAAAATTCTTCAATATGAGAAGGCTTTGGGGATTAAACTGGCTGATGTGCTAGAGAATTAATGAGGATAGTGGGATGAAGAGATTTCAAATAGTGATGGCAATAATTGCTAGTTTAGTTGTATTCGGTGGAGCCCCAATTGCTGCATATCAGTGGTTTACCCCTCGATCTGAGTTTGTTGGATTCAGACAGGAATATAGAGTAGACGTTCTCCAGAAGTGGATATGGCAAATCGAAGATCAGTATGGGTGTTCGGACATACGACCCAATGCTTTAAGTTGTCAGGGGCTGATGCCTCAGTTTCAGTATGACCAGTACCGTAGATGGATCGCTGAATTGAAAGTCTTGCTGGGATAATGACACGAAATGACATCGGAAACTAAAATGACACGAAATGAAGGGCAACATGAGCTGAGACATGCCTTAACTGATTTATCATTAGCAAGACGTCAGATGGAGAAGGCTATTGTCAGGATTGATGATGTCGCGAATCGTTTTCCTGATCGTACTTCTTTGATTTGTGCCAAGAATGAAGTTGTATTAGCAGAATTGATTGTGATTTCTTGGCATCCGATGTTAAAAGAGGTTATTTTTTGGGGATTAAAGCGTTGGCCAGAGCAGATTGTCTTTACTTCTGGGCATAGGAAAGGAGATAAAGGGATTCATGGGGCCCTTCCAAAGATGAGGGGCGCTGATTTGAGGCTCGACAACTTGTATTAAGTGTGGGGCTGGTGGAGGGTTTTTGAAAGACTTCGGACCACATTTTCATTTGCAGTCAAGGGACGAAACGAAAAGGAGGGTTAAGGTATGAATTGGGGGAAGTTGTTTGTATGGGGGTCGTGCCTGGCGTTTTGTTTGTCGGTTTGGTTTGTGGTTGGTAGTGCATCATTCGCTGGGGAAAAACAGATTGAATTGTCTTGGCAGAAGGAAGTACTTGAGGATGATCTGGACAAGTTTGTCCTTGAATCTTCTGTGACCGGTGGTGAAGAGGCGACAGATTGGCAACCCTTCTTTGAGATAGCCTATAATAATGGGATAACCGAATATATATCTGAACAGACTTTCTCTTCTCCTGATGATCAGGAAGTTCAATACTGGTTCAGAATAAAGGCGATGGATACAAGCGCTAATAGCTCTGATTGGTGCTATGGAGATATAGAAGGGAATGTGTGCACTACAACAATTGATTTCGAACCCCCTGGGGCTACGATAAACTTTATAGTCACAGTAGTAGAAGGGTAGAAGTGGGTAAACTCGACCTATATTATGAAAGACGCCATTTTTTAGAAACTGGAGATGGGCTTACTTGGGGCAGTAAAACTATTCTTGGCAAGACCATTCAGATAGTTACTGGCTATCCGGTTAATCATTTTGGGCTTGTCATTCGCTTTAGGCAGTATGATGAAAACCGGATATTCACACTTGAAGCTCTAAGGCCGGGAATTGTATTACGCGCGCTTTCAGAACGCCTTAGAAACCATAGAGGAACTTGTTATTGGCATTCCCTTAAACCTGAGCATAATAGTAAACGTTTTGGGATTGGCGGGTCAGCATTGTCCTATGTAGGGGTTGGTTATGATAAATGGTCTTTGGTTAAACAGGCGGTTATGAGGGTTTCAACAGATGCAAGGGAATTGTTCTGTTCAGAATTTGGGCAGATATGTTGGGAAGATAATGATGTTATTCCGTCTGAGAGGCAAGCCAAACAGCCTGGTGAAATGGACAGTCTTGGGGCGACATTGCCTCAAGTAAAGATATTATAGGAGAATAAAATGACAATGAGTAAAGAAATGCTACAAGCAGTAACTAGGACTGTTACTACATTATCACTAGTTGGAATAGTTGGGGTTATGGCATTTACAACTAAGGAAGAAGTACAGGCCACAGTAATCGGGGCCTTGATTGGGTCATTAGGTACTGCACTGGTATTCTATTTTAAGAAGACTGAAGAAGATGCGAAATGAATATATGGCAGAAAGCAAAAAGTATATTTAGCAGGAAGGATAGTCGCACTGCTGCATTGATTAGGGCTCCCGGCTCTGGCGGAACAATATGGACCCCGAAGGGATATGATAACTTTGCCAAGGAGACCTATCTCAAGAACGTCACGGCCTTTACGGCTATAAGGGAAGTGGCACAAAGCGTGGCGTCAGTCCCTTGGAAGCAGTTTCGGAAGCTTTCTGGTGGTGGCCGGGAGGAAGAGCAAGAAGGAGATGTAGTGGAGGTATTGAAGAGACCAAACCCGACTGAGAGCTTGGAGTATGTGATTCTCAGGGCTGCGGCTTTTTTGGTTATGAGTGGCAATGGTTTTTTGGAACGGATTAAATTGGGGACAGGTCCGAATAGTGGACAACTTCGTGAATTGTATACCTTGAGGCCGGATAGGTTTGAGATAGGAACTAATTCTGTGACAGGGCAGGTTGGTAAGTACATATATAAGGTTCAGGGAAGGAAAGTTGAGTATGAAGTTGACCCTGTAACTTTACAGAGTGATATATTACATCTGAAAACATTTCACCCATTAGATGATTGGTGGGGAGCGGCGGCGACTGAGGCCGCAGCAAGGGAGGTTGATACAAGCAATGCAGCGACACAATGGAATAAGTCCTTGATCGATCAGCAGGGTCGGCCAGGAATGGTTTATACCTTAGTTGGGCAGTTAGGGGTAGATCAGTTTGATAGCCTTGAGAGGACTCTTGAGGAGAGGGCTGGGCCTGAGAATGTTGGAAGGGACATTATCATTACAGGGGATAAAGGAACTACGGTAACCCCTTATGGGTGGACTCCGGCGGATTTGGATTTCAATGAGGGTGACCACCGCTTGATGCGTAAGATTGCAATGGGATATGGGGTGCCACCGATGCTAATAGGTATTCCAGGTGAGGCAACATTTGCTAATTACAAAGAGGCGAGGTTGGCCTTCTGGGAAAACACCATTTTCTTCTGGCTCAATTATCTGAAAGGAGAATTGAATAATTGGTTATTTGAAAAAGATAGTGAGATGTTTCTTGATTATATATTAGACGATGTACCTGCCTTGGCAGTCAAACGGGATATGTTATGGGATCGGGCACGGACTTCAGACTTTTTGACATTGGATGAAAAGAGAGAGCTGGTGGGTAAAGATAAGTATGAGCCTTCGGATGATCCTGGGTCGATGATATTTATCGAGGCATCGAAAATTCCTATTGAAGCGGCGGGGATTGAAGAGGAAGAGGAGGAAGAAATTGAGGAAGAGGAAGAGGAGAAAAAGACATACCGGCAATTATTGGATCAAGGGTATAATGTTGAAGAGATTGAGGATATGCTTGGGGTGCCGACTCCAGCTTGGTTAGTGCAGGAAGAGTTGGATAAAGCTAAT